TGGACCAGAATATGCAGCTTCAATAGTTTTATTCTTAGGTAAAGCTCAATTAAAAGAAGGTGGTGAAAAGACTGGTATTATTGTAACAGCTAAACCAAACAAAAACAGATTTGCAAAACCGCATCCAATCAAATTCCATTTACACTTTACAGAAGGTATGAATAGATTTGTTGGACTAGAACAATATATTGATTGGGAAGACATTGGTATTGCAAAAGGTACTATTGAAAAGGGAGTTAAAACACCTAAGGCTACGGCAAGAGGTTGGATTTGTAAACACCTTGATGAGACTGTACCTAACTCAGAGTTCTTCTCAGAAAAAGTCTTTACACCAGAAATTCTACAAAAAATTGAAACAAGAATTCAGCCACTATTCAATTACAGTACAGAACATAGAGAGGTTAACGTAGACGAGTTACTAGAGGTTGATGAAGATTAATAAAGATAAACTGCCAATCAAGTATATCCTAGGGATAGAAAAAGATTTACCAGATTATCCAACCGCACTAGATGTTTTACAAGCTGAAGTAAAATTATGTAATAGAAACCCCGACAGATATAAGGGCTCATTTACATTCCATGCATTAAAAACCTATAGATTCCCAGAATCAGATCATGATAAAATATTAGAATCTGCAAAAGAATTAGTTACAATGGGTTTATGTGAACAAACCAACGAAGAGCCCGGTAAAGAGGCCTTTAAAATAATACAAAATCCATTTGAATGATAGCAGTATTTGATAATTTCATAAAAGACGAAAAGTTACTAGCAGAAATAGAGCAAAATAAAGAATCAATATTTAAAGACCCGGGTATCTATAAGTATTATGAAGGCTGGTGGAAATCACCTGAGAATAATACTACTAAGAAAATAATAGAATATTGCTGGGGAGATGCATGTCCAATTAGTGAATTATTTGAAATCAATGGATTTGAATACTGGACTGGTATTCAAAGTGCTAAAACACAAGATGAAGTCTGGGCAGATGACCTACCTTTACACTTTGATAAAGATGAAGCATGGTGGGAAGAAACTGGAGAAATAGTTACTCCGATAATGGGAAGTATCTACTATCCTCCAGGACAAGAATTTGAAGGCGGAGATCTTATGATATACACAGATGGCCAAGACTCAACACCAGAGATAGTTAAAGCAAAACCTAATAGATTTATTATATTTGGAGCTGGACAATACTCACATGCTGTTACAACCGTTACAAAGGGTACTAGACATGCAATAGCAATTAACTTATGGAAACAAGAGCCTTATTCTAAACAAAAAGGCATTTTAACCATAGAATAACTAAAAATACAATATGCAGTTCGGACAAGATTTTGAAAAGATATTCTTTAGACTTTCATTAGAGAAAGTAAAATATTTACAAGCAATTAAATCAGGCTTTTATACATCAGAAGAAATTGATGCATTAAGCTTTTTAGCTAATAAGTTTTATACTAAATTTAATGAGACTCCGTCTAAAGAGCAATTAGAGCTTCTTGTAAAAAATCATCCTAAATCTAAAGAGCGAGTTAGTGAAAATATTCTTAATATTATATTTGAGGTAGACTTAAATAAGTATGATGAAGAATGGTTAACTTCTACTGCAGAATCTTGGATTAAATGGAGAACATTTAATACTTCATTTACAGATACTATTGAGTTTATTAAAACTACACAAGTAACTCCAGAGAATGTAGAGGCAATTGTTACCAAAGTTAAAGGTATTATTAATGATAGAAATAACCTAACATTTAATTCAGATCTAGGTCTAGACTTTTTTGATTGGGAAGCTCACGACCAGAAAGAAACTGAAAAGGTAAGTACAGGTTACAATTTCTTAGATGATATGTTAAGCGGCGGTTATGACAAAGGCGGTAACTTAATCGTTTATGCAGGTGAACAAAATATTGGTAAGTCTATTTACTTAGCGAATGATGCAGCCAATTTTGTAAAGATGGGAACTAATACAGTAGTCGTTACTGCAGAGATGGCAGCACATAAATTCGTAAAGAGAATTGGTGCTAATCTACTTTCTGTTAATATTAACGAGTATGCTGAAAAGGCTAAGAATAAAGAACATATTAAACGTAGACTAGAAACTGTCGGTGATGGATTTTCCCCTCCCGGAAGTCTATTTGTAAAACAGTTTCCTACATCACAAGCTACAGTACTAGATATTGAAGCTTATGTAAATCAAATTGAAGAGGAAAGACAAATTAAAGTGGGAGCAGTTGTAATTGACTATATTAATATCTTAGCCAATTATCGTAACCAAAATACGGAGAATACATATATGAAGATCAAGCAAATTGCAGAGGACCTTCGTGCGATGGGAATCCGTAATGACTGGTTGATCGTAACCGCAACCCAAATAACAAGATCAGGCTACAATGCATCGGACATAACTATGACTGACATCGCAGAATCTGCAGGACTTTCCCATACAGCAGATGTAATGCTTGGTATTATTCAAGACGATTTAATGAGAGCTAATCAAGAATACTGGTTAAAGGTATTAAAGATTAGAGATGGTGAGGGTAAAGGAACAAAATGTAAACTAAATATTGATTGGAATTATATGAGACTTCAAGAGACGCATGAAATGTCCAACTCAAATATTCATTCAATATAAAAATAAAACTACAATATGGCAAAAAATGATAAAATTTTTAATAATAATTTCGATACTCCCGAATTTGAATTAGGTAATATTAGCTTTGATCTAGACCCTTCAGTTAAAAATAATCAAGACGAGGAAGACAGAATACATTTTGATATGATAGCCAGAAAGATTCATGAACTTATTGGACTTTCTAGATTTAAAGTATTTAACGAAGTAGATGAACTAGGTAAATGTAACAAGCTTAGAAAAAATGATATTAATGAAGTTTATGGATATATCATAGATGAAATAGCAGCTAAATTTAGCCGTATCGATATATTTAGTGAAATGTGTGTTTACTTCGATATTAAACCAGTGAAATTCTATAGTTCACTTTCAAATGTATATAAAGAAGATCTAATTCAAGAATTAGACTTAAGAACCGGTATTTTAGAGAAGAAGAACATTAAAAAGTTATTTTAAATGATTGAACCCAAAGTAATTAAACAAGGAGCCAAAAGAGTATGGGTCCTTGGAGACTTACACTTTGGTGTAAGAGCAAATTCAGTCGAATGGCTGAATATCCAAAAGGACTTTTTTGAAAACACATTTATCCCTATCTTAAAAGCTCAGGTACAACCTGGAGATGTCTTAGTACAAGTAGGAGATACTTTTGATAATAGACAATCTATTAACATTAAAGTCTTAAGCTACGCAGTAGACCTATTTGAAAGATTAGGTCAAATTTTACCATGTTATGTAATATGTGGTAACCATGATATTTGGGCTAAGAAATCTAATGACATCTCATCGATCGATAGTTTAAAATGGATTCCTAATGTGCAGGTTTACAAAGAGCCTGAGTTATTGAATTGGTCCGGCAAAAATATTTTACTAATGCCATGGAGAAGAGATGCTGAACATGAAGCAGAAACTTTAGCAGAATACCCACAAGCAGATATAGTATATTGTCACTCAGAAGTTAGAGGTATTTACCTTAATGCTAAAGTTAAGAATGAACATGGTACTGATTCTAATATTTACGATAAGTACACAAGGGTTTATAGTGGACATATTCACTTTAGACAGGAAAGAGGTAAATTATTAATGGTCGGAGTACCATACCAATTAACTAGATCAGATCGAGATAATCCAAAAGGGTTTGATTTAGTTAATTTAGAAACAATGGAAGAAACATTCTTTGAGAACGATGATTCCCCTAAATTCTTAAGGTACAACATCAAAGCGCTGTATGACATGCCTCTTGGCAAGTTTAAGGAACAAATAAGAAATAACTTTGTAGATCTATTCGTTCCATCACAAATCGCCACAACCAATGCATTGAGCCAGTTGGTTAATGAAATTCAACACATATCTAGAAAACTAGAACCAAATATTTACGAAGAAGATTCATACATTGATAAAGACTTTTATGATATAGATGAAATTGAAGAGATGTATAAGAATTACAACATTCTTAATCTTTGTAATATGTATATTGATAGTATGAAACAAGATGACGATTTGACGATAAGACTAAAGAGCAAGTTAAAACAATTGTATACGCAATGTGCATACAATTATGATACAGACAAATAATGAGAATAGATTACATTGAATTTAAGAACTTTGCTTCCTACGGAAATCAAGTACAGAGAATAGAATTTAAACAAGATACTTCAGAGTTATTTTTAACTCTAGGTAAAAATGGGCATGGAAAAACTACTATTGCTAATGCTATTATCTATGGTTTATACGGAAAAGTAGAGGGTGTTAAATTAGCAGATCTACCTAATCGTATTAATAAAGAATTGCATGTAAAAATTGGTTTACAATGTGGTACTATGAAGATTGAAATAGAAAGAGGTATTGCCCCGAGTAGATTTAGTGTCTTAATTAATGGTGTTGAGTTTGATAAAGCAGGTAAGAAATCTGTACAAGAATATTTAGAAGATGAAGTATTTGGTATTCCATATCACGTATTTAAAAATATAATTATTTTATCAGTAAATGATTTTAAATCTTTCTTAACCATGTCTAACTCGGATAAGAAACAAATTATTGATAGAATGTTTGGCTTCTCTATTCTTAATGATATGCAAAGGCAAATCAAAGATGAGCGTAGAGATATTAAGTACGATATTGATGCTTTTGATGCTGAGTTAAGTGAGATAATGAATTCAATCGGATCTGTTAGAGGTAAACTAAATACTTTATTAGAAGAATCTAAAAATGCAAATAAATCTAAAATCCAAGAATTAAAAGATGAGTTAGTAGCTCTTCATGAAGTGGTATTAGATATTGAAGCTAATCGTAAAAAAGAAGAGGGTGCAATGAATACCTTTAATACTCAATATAACGAGAAGCGTACAGAAGCTGGAGATATTAAAAGAGAGATTGACTATCTAAATAAGAAGTTAAAGTTATATGAGAGTGGGCATTGCCCGACATGTGAAACTAAGTTAACTTCAGATTGGCATAAAACACAGAAAGTAGAATTTGCAGATAAAATAGAATCTAGCACAGATCAGATTAAATCAATTAAGGCTGAGATGGATTCTTTACAAGAAAAAGTTTTAGAAGCTAGAACTACTAAACTAGATTTAGAAGGTCAGATCTCAGATAATAAAGTAACAATGCGAGGTCTTAAAGGAGAGCTATTAAAACTGAAAGATACTCCAGAAGGTTCTGACTTCGACCACTTAAGAGGTCTTATTACAGAGTTTGAAGAGAAAGAAGCTGAGAAATCTGCAAGTAAAGATACCTTAAATGCAGACTATAACTTTATGGAAGTTGTAGAAAATATCTTAGGTGAAGATGGCGTAAAGAACTTAGCAGTTAAAACTATTCTTCCAGGACTTAATACTAATATTGCTGCGATGGCACAAACGATGCACTTGCAATTCCATATTAGATTTGATGAGAAGTTTAATTGTATTATTAATCACCTAGGTGAAGATATTAATCCAATGACACTTTCGACAGGTGAGCGTAAGAAGGCAGACTTTATCGTTATTATTGCAATCATTAAGATCTTAAAATTAAGATTCCCACAACTAAACCTTTTATTCCTAGATGAGTTATTATCTTCAGTAGACCATGATGGTGTTTACAACATATTAAAGATTTTAAATCAAGTAATTAAAGAACATGAAATAAATACATTCGTAATTAATCACTCGGTACTACCACATGAAATATTCGATAAAAAGATTGAAATCTACCGAGAAAACGGATTCTCTAAATTTACGATAGAGAACATAGATTAATAGAGTGATATATACCCTATGGCAACATACAATTTAAAATTTAATAAAGACGATTCAGTTATCAGACACGTTGTGGTTGGGCTCTTAGCAGACCTCAATAGTAAACTGAGTTTTTGGAGACAAATTAGCAATGACGAAAGAGTGGTTGTTGATGTTCCTTTCTTTTATGCAGTCTCAGGAGATGAGAATTTCATGAAAGATGCATTCCTATTTTCAAATGTAAATGGACCTGGTTGTGACCCTGATGGTCAATACGCAGATGGTAATTATGATAAAGTACCAAGAGGTATTGTAAACCTAACGTCGTTTGCTGTAGATCCCGCTAAGCTAGTCAATAAAAGAAATATGGGTCAATACTCTATGATGAATGAGGGTGGACTGATGGAAGGCTACGTTGCTGAATTCGAAATGATTCCATGTGTTATTGGGGTAGATGTAGAAATTTTAGTATCTAGTCAATTAGATTTATTTAAAGTTACAGAAGCTATTGTAAAGAAAATGTACAAGGCTAATTTCTATAATGTTGACGCAGGACATTTAGAAGAAGGAACTTATAGAATTTCATCTGAGTATATGATGCCAGATGATTATACACAGGAAAGACCTGTAGAATACAGCTTTGATGATAAAGCAAATCATAAAATTACATTTAGTTTAGAGATTAATTCATTTATACCTTCATTCGACTTCGAAGAAGATAGTTATAGAAAATTCACTAGAACTNTGTATGCTAATGCAATAACAGGAGACTATGATAATCCAAATGGATTTTTAGATCCTACTATAACTCCTAATGTTTATTATGATTGCAATCAAGGTACTAAATGGGAATCTAATGGAACACAATGGGTTAAGACCGGAGAAGGTTTTGATTGTAGTGATCTTTCATTAATAGCTGGATTTGGTAATAAACAAAATCAAGAAAGTCAAATTAAGAGAGTTTCCAGAAGAAGAAAACAGTCTAATAGAATGTTTACAATTAAGAATGGTCCAGGCTCTAATGTTAATACAACAGAAGACGCAAAACCAATACTTGGAGACAATTATTCAGTTACCGGCAGAGACTATCCATTTGGAGGTAAAATAGACGAATAATTTGACTGATATATACTTAATAGAAAATAAAATACGAAAAATGGCAAATTTAAAAAACAATAAAGTTATTTCACCAATTATNGAAAGTGGCCAAGGTCACATTTTTCATGTTAATGGTGCAAACTTTAAAGTAACTGGTTCTCACATAGGACTCGTAGAAGAAACTAATGATGTATTTAATACACTAGTTGCTGCTAATAACTTATTTACAATCAACGAGAATGGTATTTCATTCTACTACGATTACAACAACAAAAAAGCTATTTCTAAAATAGAAGAGGGTTCAGTAGAAAACTTCGGTAAAATGAATGACTTAAATGAGAAAATTGATTTCTTAAATGAGTCTATTCAAAATCTTAAATTAGCAAATAAAAAAGGAGAGGCATTAGAGATTGCAACTAAAGAATTAGACGCTACTCAAAAAGAATTAAATGAAACTAAGAAGTCTGCAATAGCAGTACACTTTACGTATGTAAAAGAATCAAATACATTCTTTGCAGGTAAAATGGAAATCACTTTAGGTTCTGAAGAAAAACTTTCTGAAAGATTTTTTAATATAGGCTATATTAAGTATCAAGATAAAGCTATTATGGAAGCATTCCAAACAGCTGCTACAAACTTCGATACTTACAAAGTTTTAGATTTTGTAGAAGAGTCTACTAAAGACCAAGTTACAGTAATTTCTATGAAAGCTGAAAANAATGCTTTTGTTTATAGAAGAAACGAAGATACTAAAATAACACAATTCAAAAAATTATTAGCTGATGCTGCTGTAGAATATGTAGCAGAACAAACAGGAGCTGATGTTACTGAATTATATGCTGAAGTTTTAGAATCTCTAGTAGAAAGAAGAGCTGCTAAGAATGAAAAGATTAATCTTTACAATGAGATGTTATCATTNCTACATGACCAAGTTGGTAGATTAGCAGAAGCTGATAGAAACTTAACAGACATTAAAGCTGCTGATAATTTATTAAAAACTGAAATNAAAAGAATTTCAGAAGAATTAACTGGAGTACAAAATGAAGATCTTTTAAATATTGAAGATGGTTATGTTGGTGCTGAATTAAAAGTAGAATCTGACGGTATGACTGTCGGTACTTCTATGAAAGTTGACGCATTAGAATATACAAACGCAGGTAAGAATGATATACTTACAGTGTTCATAAAAGATGAACCTGCTAGAATTGAGAAATTCAAGATCGCTTTAGATTCAACCGACGCGGTTTAATCATATAACCCCACAAATTTTAATAAAAGCCCGTTTCGAAACAATCGGGCTTTTTTTCATATAAAAGGTAAATTAAACGAAACAAACGTGCCGAGAAAAAAGAATTATCTAAATAACAAAGATCTTTACAATCAGATTGTGCAGTCTTTAGAGGATGATAAATTAACAAAGGATGCTGAGAAGATGTTAATCCTATTAGCAGAGAGGGCAATAAGAAAATTAGTTTACGTAAATAGTGATGATAGAAATGATTGTCTGCAGTTTGCAATACTAGACCTCTTAAAATACTGGCGTAATTTTAATCCCAAATATACCAACGCGTTTGCTTATTTCACAGAGATAGCAAANAGAGGGTATGCNAANGGNTGGAATAAAATCCACCCGCAAAAATATAAGAACACAATGTCGATGGATAAGATTAATACCAACAATGGTAGTTCGGAAGGCGGAATGTTTAATATATAAATGTCAATAAANAACTTAAAACCCAGAGGGAATTCCGGTTTTGTACAAGGCTATTACGAGCCACAAAACCCTGATAAGTATATCGGTCCAACACCGATCATTTATCGTTCCTCATGGGAAAGAAAGTTTTGTATTATGTGCGATACTAAAGATAACGTATTAAAATGGTCAAGTGAACCAGTAGAAATTAAGTATATTTCTAGACAGGATAATAGACAACATAAGTATTATCCTGATTTTTATATGAAGACTAAGAATGAAGAAGGTATTGAAGAAGAGTTTATGGTTGAGATAAAACCAGAAGCTCAGATTAAAAAACCTAGACCACCTCTTAAGAAATCAAAGAAGGCTTTAGCATCATATAAATTCTTAGCAGAACAATATGTTAAGAATACTGACAAGTATAAATATGCACAAGCATGGTGTGAAAGTCGTAATATGCGATTTATTGTGTTGACAGAAAAGACACTTAAATAATGGGAGAAGTTAAAAAAGGCATAAGAAAATTAGCAAAGGAGTCTGGTGGAAGAGGCAAGGCTGCTTCTGCGTCTCAAAGCTGGTTTGATGATTCTAAAAAATCTGTTAGAGAAAATGCAGTACAAAAAACTGCTAGAAGATTTAGACCAGGCCAAGTTTATGTATTTAGATATGACGATCCTAAATATGCAGTAGCATGGGATAGAAACCCATGTGTGTTAGCATTAGATCCATCAGGCGGCAATGATTGTGGTATTAATCTAAATCTATTACCACCCAATATAAAAGAAGAACTACTAGATGTAGTTTACGAAAGATTCAGAGGTTACTTAAAAGGACAAGAAGGAAAGCCGGCTAAAAACCAGGCTCCACTATCATTAAGTTATGATGGTGCAAAGGGTTTTTTAGGTAAATTTGGATTTGATTTTGCGATTAGACAATATATCCCTAGTCGTAAATCACAACAAGCAGTAGTTGGATATGAACACTGGCCAAGAGTAGCATTATGCGATTTCTTACAACTAGAAGGTATGGGAGTTGGAGCTATTAGGGCGATGTTCAAAAACCACTTAAATAAATGAGATATATAAAACAGAAATAATACTATATTATGGCAGGATTTACCGAAAAAAGAAACGGACCATTCAGTTCTAACACAAGACCATTTAGCCTTTCAAATGCTTTGAAAACGCTAAGTTCTTTTGGTATGCGTTATGACGACATGGTACTAAGACAATCTCAAGCTATTGGTCCAATGGAAGATCAATTCGGCTACAGAGAGATGAACCCNTTTGGCCTTGACAATGATGATATTTATGGTGCATTCGCTGCACTATCCATGGCAGATATTAATATGAAGAAGAACGTACCGTTCTTTGATATTGATTATCCTGGTAAAAGAGATGAATTGAGAAGATTCTCAATGAATGATGAAGTTGAAGATATTCTAGATATACTTTGTGATGAGGCAATTGTATATGACGAAAAGAACTTCTTTGCAACTCCATCAATTATGGGTCTTGATGTTTCCGATGAAGTTAACAAAGACCTTAACAAATACTTTAAACAAATCTATCACTACTTTGGCTTTAATGGTGAACAATCAGCATGGTACTTCTTTAGAAAATTCCTAGTTGACGGTTACTTATCATTTGAGATAATTTATTCCCCAGACCAAAAAGAAATTATAGGTTTTAAAGAAATCGATCCAGTAACCCTAATGCCTGGTTTTAATAAAGACGATGGTAAGAAGGTATGGATTCAATACAAAGATGATCCAGTAAAAGAAAGAGTGTTATATGATTCTCAAATCATTTATCTTGCNTACTCTTCACTTTCAACAGCATCAAGAGTATCTTATGTTGAAAGATTAATTAGATCATTTAACCTACTTAGAATTATGGAACACACCAGAGTAATCTGGGCAGTGACTAACGCTTCATTTAGAATGAAGTTTATTATTCCTGTAGGTGGTAAATCTAAAACTAGAGCAAAACAATCGCTAGCTCAGTTAATGAATAACTATAAAGAAGTTGTTGATTTTGATTTTGAATCAGGGTCATTAACAACAGATGGTAAACCAATGTTACAATTTAGTAAAGAGTATTGGTTACCTTCTAAAGATGGTGAAGTGCCAGAGATTGAAACTCTTGGTGGTGAAGGACCAGAATTAAATGATACAGAAGCTCTTAAGTATTTCTACGATAAACTAAGACAAGTATCAAAAATCCCTTACAATAGATTCTTATATGAAGATGATGGTGGTGACTATGCATTAGCTGGTGACGGTATGGTAAGAGATGAAATCAAGTTTGCTAAGTTTATTAATAGACTAAGATCAGTATTCCAAGAGGTATTAGTTAAGCCATTGTATATTCAAATGTGTCTTAAATACCCAGAGTTTAGTGACGATCCACAATTTAAAACTCAAGTAGCCTTAAGATTTAATGAAGAGAATGTATTTGCTGAATTAAAGAATCAAGAAATCATGCAGTTAAGATTAGACTTTATCTCAAGTATGAGAGATAGTTTAATGACAACTAACCAAGAGACTATGGAAGAAGAATACTACTTCGATCAAGAGTACTTAGTAACAAAGTATCTAAAATTAACTGANGATGAAATCAACGCTAATAAATCATATAAAGCAAAAGCCGCTAAAGCTGCTGCTGATGAACCACCTGCCGAAGACGACGGGATGGGCTTTTAATAGCTAAACCCTAGACTATTAAGAAAAATAGATATATAAACTATGAAAACAGATATTAATATTTTTAAAACATTTGAAGAATTCATTACTGAAGACGCTTTAAAAGCCGGTGAAGAATCAGACGTATATGTAGAACCAGTAAAATTAGACTCTGGTCCTGAGATTAAATCAGCTGAGATTCTAGGAGCTATTACAGCATCTAAGACAGAAAAAGAATTTAAAGATTACTTCTTTCAAGAGTATGGACAAGATGCTTTTGCCGAAGGCGAAATAGATGTTCTAGTTAAATATTATCTAGATAAAGAGACTGAAGACGCCGAGGAAGAGAAAGAAGAAGAGAAGGATGCTGATAAAGAAGGTGGCGACGAAGGTGACGATGGCGGNGGCTTAGATATAGACATCTAAAACATATTAAGATAATTGCATAATAAGACGTGATATATATTAAAAATAATAAAAACCATAGATATGGCAAAAGTTAACGATTTACTAATCGTCGAAATGTCTTCTTCCCAACTGAGCGTAGCTTCAACGGAAAATAAAGAGTACATTCTCGAAGGTATTTTTGGTGAAATTGACACTAAGAATAAAAATAATAGAATTTATACTGAAGATGAGTACGTACCTCAAATTCAAGCTTTACAAGATAAGATTAAGTCTTCTAAGCTTTTAGGTGAGTTAGACCATCCTCAACAATTCGATATTTCTCTAAAAAGTGTTTCACACATTATAGAGGAACTTTACTATGATAAAGATTCAAAACATGTAAAAGGTAAAATTAGACTATTAGATACTGACGCAGGTCGTCAAGCTAAAGCACTAGTTGATGCTGGTGTACCTTTACAAATCTCTTCAAGAGCAGCTGGCGCTGTAGAATCAAATGGTAAAGTTAAAATCAAACAATTATTTACTTATGACCTAGTTGCAGATCCTGGATTTGCTAACGCTGAGTTAAAAAGAGTAAATGAGTCTTATGGTTTTGATAACAACTCTGGTCTTTGGATCTACGAAATGAACGAAGAAAGCGGAGTTGCTGAAAAAGAAATTACAACAACAAACATAAATACAGAAATAAAAGAAAAAAACATGGCAGAATTTGTAAAAGCTGAAGATTTCAATAAGTATTCTGAGTACTTAGCAAACGAAATGAAAAGCATTAAAGAGTCTATCGGTGCAAAAAACGAAGACAACACGTTAGAAGATGTAACATCTCATAACGACCACATCGTTGAAAGCGTTAATACTCTCTCAGAATATGTTGAGTATTTAGCTGGCAAATTAGATGAATCAATTCAGTATTCAGAACACGTTGCTGAAAAAGCAGATCAAGGTATATCTTATACTGAGACTATTGCTGAAAAATTAGATCAAGGTATTCAGTACTCTGAGCATTTAGCAGAAGCTGTTGGTAAAGTTAAAGACTTTGCTAACTACGTTGCTGAACAGGCTAACGAAGGTACTAAAACTAATGAGAATTTATTAGGTTACGTTGAATACTTAAAAGAAAACTTACAGCAAGTATCAGAATATACTGAATATATTGCAACTCAAATCAACGAAAACTTAGTTGAAGAAGAAGTTGAAGATGAATCAGGAGAACCTGCTGAAGAGTTAGAAGATGAAACTGTAAAATCAGATGCTGAAGTTAAAGACGAAGTTGACGCTGCTGAAGTTGGTGAATTACCTGCTGAAGATGAAGGTGAAGATGGTGCTAAAGAAGTAGCTGAAGAAGAAGTAGCTGAAGAAGATGAAGCTGGTGAAGGTGCTGACGAAGTAGTTGAAGACGAAGAAGCTGAAGAAGTTAACGAAAATCCTGCTGCTGCATTAGCTGCAATTGAATTAGCTAAAGAACTTGAAGACTCTAAAGAAGAATCTAAAGAAACTCCAGAAGTTACAGAAGAAGAAGACGAAGAATTTCACGGTGAAGCTGAAGAAGTAACTGAAGAAGAAGACGAAGCTGAAGCACCTGGTGCTGAAAAAGAAGAAGCTGAAGGCGGAGAAGAAGTTGGAGATAATTCAAAAGAAGGTGATGTAGATCCTGCTGCTGAAGATGGAGCTGGACAACCTGCTGAAGAATTAGAAGATGAAACTGTAAAATCAGACGCTGAAATTGAAGATGAGACTGAAGAGGCTGAAGCTGGAGAATCTGAAGAAGAAACAGAAGGAGAAGATGGAGCACACGATCCATTAGAATCATACAAAAAAGAAATTTCATCTAAATTAGATGCATTAGTAGAATCTGCTCAAGTAAAAGAAAATGAAAATCCTGCATTCTTAAATGTAGTTTCAGGTTCTGTACAAGAAGCTTACAATGCACTAAACGAAGATGCAAAAACTGAAGTTAGAGGTAGAGTTACAAAAAGAGCATTTATGAATGAGTCACAAATTAGTGCAATCATTGAAAACGCAAATGCTGTTGTTGAAGCTAAGAATAACGAACCATTATTTATGACTGCAATACCTGCAGAATATAAAGAGAAGTTTGAATCTTTAACTGAAGGAAAACAAGCACAAATCAAAGCACAAGCAAACTACCATACTCTAAAGACTGAGTATCAAGTTAGAAACTTCTGGGAAACTAGAGATCTAAGAGAGGTTAAAGTTGACTTAGAAAAGTTAGCGGCAGTTAATGAATCAACAGTTGTTGAGGAAGCTGACAAGCCACTATATGATGTGTCTGACTACGCTGAAGGCTTAAAGAAAAGATTTAAAAAGTAAACAATATATAAACTAATCGACGATATAGGGTATCGAAGCAGAAAACCCAAGCAAGTCGAGTTTCGAAAGAAACACTAAACAAACCATTAAAAAAACAATTTAACAAAATGGCAAATTTAATTAATGAAGCTGAAGTTAGAAACACTTGGTCTCCGATTATCGAAGAAGCAACTGGAATTAACGAAAGCTCAAAACTAGCTTGGATGTCAGAATACTGTCACAATCACAAGCTTTATGAAGATGCAAACATCATGTCTTTAGGGACTGCTGGTAACATCTTTGGTATGGGAGCAACAAGCTTTCCAGATAACCCAAACGCAGGTGACTTAGGTTCAGGAGATAAAGCTCCAACTTTATTACCTTTAGCAATGCAAGTTGCTGCACAAACAATCGGTCTNGATTTAGTACCTGTTGTACCTATGGCTGGACCAATGGGATTACTTTCTTACTTAGACTTCGTATACGAAGGTGGTAAAGTAGGTGGTTCTGAAGCTCCAACTTACATCAAATCTGCAACTGCTGTTGCTGCATTTACTGAAAACGGTAGAACATTTACTCCTGAGACTACATTATCTAGAATTGACGGAGATACTATCTACGCTATTACTGGTGAAGCTACTGCTGCTAACACTACTCTAGTAGACTTTAGAGCTGGTTCTAATACTGCTGGTGCTGAAATCGCTTTAGTAAAAGCTTTAGAAGATCACATTCCTGCATTTTCAGGTGCTACTGGTGCTTTAGGTGCTCCAATGTCAAGAGGCGTAGGGGAACAAACTCCAGACAAAGTAATGGGCTTAAGCTTATTCTCTAAAAGCGTTGCTGCTGAAACTTTCCAAGTTGCTGCTGCCGTAACAAGAGAACAAGTACAAGATCTTAAACAATTCGGTGTTGATGCTATTGCTCAAGTAGAAGCTGTATTAACTAACGAATTAACTCAGTCAATTAACAATCACATCTTATTAAAGATGAGAGATATGGCTGGATCTGGTATNACTGGNTTNACNTACGANGCTGCATTAGCTGGTGGTGAAACTAAAGCTGANAGACAAAGACAAATCTTAACTAACATTTTAGCAGCGGCTAACTTAATCGCTCAAAATGGTAGAAGAGGTGCTGGTAACTTTGCAGTTGTAGGTGGTGCTATCGCATCTGCTTTACAATCTATCGCAGGTTTCGTAGCTTATCCAATGGCTAACACATTCAACCAAGTTGCTGGTTCAATATATCCTTTAGGATCTGTTGCTGGTATTAATGTTTACACTGACCCATCTGTTGCATTTGGATCAGAAGAAGTATTAGTTGGTAGAAAAGGTGACGGTAACGGACCTGGATTAGTATTCATGCCTTACTTAATGGCTGAATCAGTACAAGCAATCGTTGAAGGAACTATGGCTCCGAAAGTAGCTGTAAAATCTAGATACGCACTTGTTGAAGCTGGATTCCACCCAGGAACTCAATATGAGTCATTCACAGTTGCTAACTTTGCACTATAATTTATAGTTAACTAGTAATTTTATATTAAAGGCCCTCTTTTTGAGGGCCTTTTCTTTTCTACAAACTTAAGCAGATATATAGTTAAAGACTAACTTATTAATAAAACATAATAATACAAGCTATGGCTAAATTTAAAAAACCAATTTTACTACAAGAAGAGTTTGCTGCTGGTGAAGTTTCAAGTAATCCAACTACACCTGCTGTTAAAACATCTGTAGACACAGTAGGGACTGAACAAGTTGCTGCTAGCAAATCAGGAGAACAAGTAAGAGCAGAAATCGTACAAGATGTCGATACTATCTTAACTAACCTAGAACAACTTTCAAAACAAATTACAGAAGATATTGATGCATTAATCAATGATCTTGATAATGTATTTGAAACATTTAATGAAGATTTTAAGGATGAGGCTGTAAATGAAGATTTCATGGCTACTATGTTACAGGCAATGACAGATATGAAAAACTATGGTGCTTTAAAATCGGCATATAAACCTGCAGCTACTGCTGTTATGAACGCAGAAGTTACAAAAGTTCAAAAGGGTGCTGAATTTGATTCAACGGCTGCTGTAAAAACTGAAGAAGCAGAGCAAAAGTTAAAAGATAAGTGGAATGAAAAAATTAAAGCTGAAGGTCAAAAGCATGCTGATAATATTCCTAAGAAGAATAAAATTCAAACTAAATTAAGAGAGTTAAGAGATGAGGCAGTAAAAAGCGCTGTTGGTGGTAGTATTAAAAAGAAAGTTGATGCTCAAAAGTCAAAATTAAATTTAGCAGAGGATGCTAATATTAAAAAAGCACAAGAGAAATTAGGTGAAATAACCAAAGATTTTCCTCTTTCTGGTGAAGGTCTATTAGCTAAACAGTGGAATACTGAAAAGAATAAGATTGATTTAGAGATAGCTACTAAAAAAATAGATTTAGTAACTGCTGCTGAAACAGAATTTCTAGATGATCCAGATATGATTGAAAAGATAGAAAAAAGAAATGCAGACAAGTTAAAGAAACAAGAAGCTGAAGCAAAAGAATTAGCTGGTAAATTTAAAGATGATTTAGCTACACAAGAAGCTAAATTAGCTGAGCAAGAAGCTGAAGCACTGAATGACCCTAAGAAAAAAGAGGCAATCACAGCAATTAAAGAATATTACGGTTCTGCTAAAGAATATTTAGGAGTTTTAGGTGGTGTTAGTGCAGAGCTTACTGATGAGGAAAAAGATGCTGTAGTTGCTGCTAGAAAGAAATACAATGCTGCTAAGGACGGATTTACTGCTGCAAAATTAAAGAAGACAGGAGATTATACTGAAGATGAAGCTACTGATGAAATCACAAATATGACAGGAAGTGTAGACTCGGCGGTTAAGAAATTTAAAGATGTTGTTGCTAAAGCGGAAGGTGCTGCAGATGATAAGAAGAATAAGATTAAAGAAATAATTGCAGATCTTAAAGAAGAATTAAAAACAGCTAAGAATGATTTAGAAGCTGCAAAAACATCTGCCGAAGGTAATATGGAAGATCCTGGAGTAGTTGCTGCTGCTAAAGCGGTTACAGACTTAGAAGATAAAATTAAAGAACAACAAGATCTTCTAGAAGATTCAGTACAAATTGAAGAAACTAAAGATCTTAACGAAGGTGTTCACGCTAAAATCAAAAAAGCTATGAAAGCTGTTGAAGATGGCGAAACAGTTTACGGTGAAAACGTAAGATTCCCTGGTAGATTTAAAATTGTATCTTTCAATAAAGACGGATCTATGGCAAATGTTGATTACGAAGATGGTACAGACGCGTTTGATATGGCTGCAATGAATATTGCAATTGATAAATTACAATTTGAAGCAGTTGAAGTTGAAGAAACTGAAGAAGTTGAAGAAGGAAATGAATTCGGTGCTGCAAGAGCAGAAGCAATTGCAAAAGGCGAAAAGACTTTTAAAGTTGGCGACGAAGAATATCCAGTAGAAGATGTTTCTAAGGATGATAAAGAAAATGCTAAAGAATTTGTTGAAGAAGCAAAAGAAGAATTACCTAAGAAGATTAAACTTTATGAAGGTATGTCTGTTGCTGATAGATTTAAAGCGTTAATGTAATATTAAAGAGAGCGCCTCGCGTTCTTTTTAGCAAGTTTAAGAAACTCCTCTCGTTCTGCGAGCAGGAGTTTTTTACATTTTTTACGAAAGTCAACTGATGATTTAAGTATACGACTATCTACCATCGGAGCATCTAACACATCATAATATTCTGGATGGATAAAATTCTCAAGATCGAAGTTCATAAACTTAGACTTAATAGGTTTAAGTGAAATAGCACAATACCAATCAATAGTATTATATGACCTCTCTAGACCTTTTTCATCTAGGGCTCTATCGTTAACCATATCCCAATAGATCTTAGTGGAAGTTGTAGACTTTGGCCTCTGCATTTTTAGGACACATTCCATAAACTGGTCATCATCAGACCACTTAGCAAGATTCCTATGATTAATTAGAAACTTTCTTAAAAATCTCGGTAAGTACTTTAGAATAATACCGTATCTGTTTGCCGGCCAAGGGCCACCAGTCTTTTTGATAATTATATCCATATACTATATTTATCTATGAAACATTTCGGTACTATGGTACTATAATAACTAAACAATGTCGTATGATGAATTCAATAAACCAATTATTTACAGAGAAGTATAGACCTAAGAACTTCGATGATCTTATTTTACCAGAACGCGTGATGTCCAAGTTTAAAGATGGACTAGTACAGAATATGCTATTTGCAGGCTCTCCTGGTACCGGTAAGACATCTTGTGCTAAGGCTATAGTGAATCAATTCGGTTTACCTTACCTTTACATTAACGCATCTACAGACACATCTGTGGATGTAATCAGAACCAAGATTATAGATTTCTGTTCTACAGTGTCTATTATGGATGCTCCTGGAATGTTTAAAGTAGTAATACTAGATGAGGTTGATGGTGTATCTGATCAGTTCTTTAAAGCACTTCGTGCTACAATGGAGCAATTCGCTAGTAATTCTAGATTTATTGCAACATGTAATTATATCAATAAACTACCGGATCCAATTCTATCAAGATTTGAAGTTATTAATTTCGACTTTGATAAAGAAGAAGAATCTGAATTAACTAAGAAGTATATTAGGAGAGTTTATGAGATATGTAAAGCTGAGGGTATGTCTATTCAAAAAGATGCACTCGTAGAATTTGTTAGACGTAACTTTCCAGATCTTAGATCTACGTTAAATAAACTACAAGGCTATAAGACGCAAGGTACTACAGATATTACGGTAGAAGATGTTAAGAAGTTTAACTCAGTCTATAAAGATGTTTTTGATTTAGTATTTAACGAATCAGATCCAGCTAAGAATTATCAACTCCTAGTTAGTAATTATTCTAATAGAGTAGACGATGTTTTACAATCATTAGGTGAGGAGTTTGTAGAATATATACAACAAGAACGATTGCAAAGTGTAAAGCATATTCCGCAAGTAATTATTTCGGTAGCTAAACATCAAGCTCAGAGAGTTCATGTAATAGACCCGGTAATCACAATGTTAAGTTGTGTATATGATATTCAAGGAATTGTAAAAGAATAAACAAAATAAATGCCAAAACATTTTTCTATGTCAAATATTTTTCGTATATTAGTATAGGAATTAAAACACACAAAATATGAAAGTGGGAAAACATACACTATTAATCGACGGTAACTACTTTGTCTTCAGTAGATTATTTGTCTTACCCAAGCCTAAAGGCGATACACTTCTACTCGGTGACGATAAACAGAAGTCTCAGTTCATGAGAAAACTAGCAATTGACTTTGCATCTGAAATGCGTAAGCTTAAGATGTTTGTCGATGATGTAGTTTTGACAGTAGACTCTAAATCATGGAGAAAGGATATGTACCCTGATGCACAATATAAAGGTACAAGAAAACAAAACAAAACAGTAGATTGGACAGCAGTCTATGAAGTNTATGAAGCATTTCAAAAAATTGTTGCTAAGAAAGGTGTAACTGTACATCAAATTCAAGGCGCAGAAGCAGATGATGTTATCTTTGGTTGGTCAACAATGTTGAATGCCAGGGGTAAATCTTGTATTGTATGGACAGGTGACAGAGACCTTATTCAGTTAGTCAACTATTCTACTACAAATGACGCGCATACGGTATGGTACTACAACACCAAGAAATCTCTCTATGGATATAAAGGCTTTGAGCAAGACATGGCTCTATCAGCCTCTAAAGACATGACAGAAGATGATATGCTATTCAATATGGGCGGACAACACATGATGCGAGATGCATATCAAAAAGATATTATGGGTTGGGTAAGAGCTAACAAGATTGGTATTACAGAAATTGACTGTGATGAATTTATCTTTAAGAAAATACTAACAGGTGATAAATCAGATAATATCCCATCTGTAATTACATGGCAGAAAGAAATGAAGACAGGTAAACTTAGAAACTATTCTATTACAGACAAAACTGCAGAGTCTATCTACAATCAATTTGTCAAAGAATATAAAGACTTTAAGATTGACTACCTATTCTCATCAGAAGCTAAAGATAAACTATCTGATATTATTTACAGAGTAGTAGGACATAGTTCTTTAACTCTAATTAAAACTAATCTTACTAGTAATATCGGTCTAATGTTATTGCATAATAAAACTATTCCAGATCCAATTCAAAAGGCTATTTATGATGCTATTGAAAAAGATTGGGAAGGTGCATTAGAAAATAAAGAAGCTTTATTTGAAATGGATAAAATCTTAGCAGATACTGATTGGTTAGAAGGTGCAAAGAAAAACAATTTTGCCCCAGATGCATTTGCGGGTATGGATATTCCAGAAGAGAAAGAGCCTCCAATGAAGTTAGTAGGTAAAAAGACTAAGAAGTCTATTAAGAAAGATCCAACTAAAAAATTATTTTAATGCCAGAGCAAATCATGAATCTAGATGACTATCTTACAATTGAAGAAATATTAGCAGAAGCTAATGCCTATGGATTAAGGGCAGAAGTTCAAGAATGGGCTAATAAACTTATGAAAGAAGGTTATGATTATGAGGCTGCATATACAATGGCTTTTAACGAGTGGTGTAAGTAAACTTTCCCACTTATTAACGTATAATCAATATGCTAGACGAAACCAAGTTATTTGACTTTGTGAAAATCATGTTCACAAAGCCAGCACACTACAAGAAAATAAAACAACATAATAAGAAGCGACACCACTTTATGATTAATAGATTTATGTCTATTAAATATCCAGCTAATGCAATGATGTTTAATATCAATGGTATTAATGGAGGTAATGTAGTAGATAGTTGGTCAATGGTCGCTGCTAGGTTTAAATCAGTGCCTAGATGGTTTTATACTAAAACTAAGAAAGCTAAGAAAAATACGGTTGATAAATATAATCCAAGTGATAGAGCGGTAGAGCTTTATATGAATAAAAACGAAATAGGTAATCGTGAGTTTGGTGAATTAAAACTGTTTGCTAAAGATCAATTATACGCTGACCTTAAAAAAATTGAAGAGCAAATAGATGTCTACACAAAGTGATACATTTTCAGAGATAATTGATATTACTCTATATAAATATAACTCTATTGATTTAAAACTTTGGGGTATTATTCTTAGGGGATTCGTTGCTAAAAACCACGGCTCAGATACTAGTAGGGTGGTTTCTGTTACAACGATGAGGGAGTATCTTACCAAATATTTTAAAAAAGATATTAATAGATTTAATGCGGTAAGTGATACTGCTATTCATAAAGAAGCTACGTCTATTTATTTTATTTGGCAAATTTTTGATACTATGCCAAATCTAAAATATATTAGAGTTAACTTAAATTCAAACTCAAGCTATAATAGAATTGTTAAAGTAGATCAGGCAAAGACTATTAAATACGATATAAAAGTTCTTAGGGGTTTTATTAGAACCTTTGATATGTTTCATAATAATGAAGTATCATTAGTTAATAGGGTTTTACATAAAGCCGGATTATTAGAATATAATGAACATTTTAAATTGATTAAAGTAAGAGACTTCTTAAATCAATTAGATCTGTACTTATCAGAGAACAATAATGGGGAAGTTTTTAGTGTAACTAACGCTTTTATTTCTAAATTAGAGGGATATGAAGCTGATAATCCTGAAATGCTTTTAATCACTGATAAAGATTCAGATATATAATAAAAAATAGACTAAAATAGTCTTCATACTAAATGGTAACTAATTTTACTGCAAATCAAATAGGCGACCAAATTTTCGCTAAACTTCAAGAACCGTATTTAGATACGCTAAGGGTTTTGTCTTGGGGTATTTTAGCGGGTGTTAGCTCGGCTAATACTATAGGTACTTTACAAATAACTGAAGGATATGTTAATGTTATAGGTACTGGAGTTAATCTAGATTTAGTTCCCGGCGATAAAATACTAGTAGGTTCTAATATTTTAGAGATTTTAACTGTTGGAACTAATAGTTTTACTATAACCACACCGGCTACATTCTCTGCTGCCAATGCAACATGGTATAAAATACCAGATACAAATAATAGATTTGCATACGAATGGAGATATTCACAAGAAGGTACAGTAAGTGATGGTGGACAAATGTCTGAATTTAGCCCTCTTAATATTAACACAACTCCAGCTGATTTATTAGGTCAAACTTTTGACCCAACAAAACCACTTTGGATTGACATTAGAGCAGAAGTAGCTGCACTTTCAGATTTACATTCAATTAGTCTATTTAGTGTAACTTTTGAATTAGAAACACAAGCAGGAACAATTGAATCTTGTCCTCAAATTTGTAACGACTGTAACGACCCTTATTTAGATGGGTGTACAAACGTTGTAGTAGCATGCGAAGATCCTGTTTACAATCCATATAGTTTAAGTAAACCAACTGCTATCTATAAAGAACTTACAGAGTTATCCACTAATATGTGGGGACATGAAGTAAAATATTTTAGTGTAGAACCAGATAAAAGATCTAGAGATGTTGTACTTATGGAATACTCACTCTATAATGTACAAGCACAAGGCCAGGTTAAGATAATGGTACCTGATAATGAAATGCCAACACAAGATTTCCAGTTTGATATATTTGGAATGGGTTGGGAAGACTTTGAAGTACATATTACAAAAGGTCAAATGGAAGCTGCATTTGGAGCAGGTAAAGCACCAAGATCTAGAGATTACTTATATTTCCCACTAATGAATAGAATGTATGAAGTTGCTTCGGTTTCTTTTGCAGATGAATTCAATATGGAAATGACTTACTGGAGAGTAATGTTAAGAAAATATGAAGAGAGAACTTCTACAATAGTTGGAGACGATGCAACAGGACAAGCAATCCAAACAGAGATGGACGGCTTAACAGTTGGTTTAGAAGAAGTATTTGGAGAAGAGTTACAGGCAGAATATACACAGACTAGTAAACCAGAACAATATCAAACTGTATTTAGNCCAGTAGCAGATGGTATTAGAGATCGAATCCATAATTCTATTACTATCTCAGACATGGAGATCAGAAATAAATGGACTATAGTTTCTAAAAATCATTATGATCTTTCAACGATTAAAGATCAAGGTATCGAAGCTTTAGTATATAAAAAGGTTTCTACTTTAGCTGCTGATAAAAATTTAGCATTTACAACTTGGTTCCAACCAAACATGACTGCTAATGCTGGAGAACAAACTTTATTCGATGGACAATTAGGTGATAAAGGACTTAAATTAGGACTTAATAGTACTAATATAAAAGCGTATGTAAATGACCAAACATATCAGTTTGATTTTGGATCGAATCCACAAAACGGACAATGGTATGGTTTAGTGTTTAACTTAAATAATACATTTGGTCAAATAGCATCTTATGTTTACAAATTAAATTCAGCTGGTAATAGAGTTCCAAATATGCCAATTGAACAAACTTTAATAGAAGTAATGAATCAAAAGTATTCAATTACTGCAGCTGGTTGGGTAACTAATAAACAATATTCATTAATGCCAGGTAAATTAAAGCAAACCAATATTAGATTATTTGATAAAACTATTGGACAAGGTCAACATAGAAATATGTTACAACAATATGTTGTCAGAGATAATCAACTTGCCAGTATTATAGATAATGCAATTCCATCTATACAATTAAGAAGGTATAACCAAAGTAGGTGATAGCTAGTAATCAAAATTTGTCACAGGATTTTCTAGATATATAGAATATAATATCATATTATGAGTGAAAAGAAAAAGACAATATCAGAACAAGCAGATCAAATAAGACAAGAGCTAGATGATCTGATTGGAGATGGAGTAATGGATGTGGAAAGTGATCCAAAGGATTTGCCTATTCAGGCTAGACCTACTGATTTAGCACCACAGGTTAATTATACTGAATTAAAGTCTAGTGCAACTAAGAAAGCACAAAAGACTATAACCAGTCTTATGAAATTTTATCTCGATGCAGATATTATTGAAAAAGACGAATATATTGCTGCTAAAAAACAAATGGATGAAATGACAATGTCGTCATTAATATACCAGTTACAAGCAGGTGAGAAAGCACTAACTACTCTATTAGAAACAATTGACTCAGGTGAATTAGCACCAAGAATGTTTGAAGTACTAGCAACTCTACAAAAATCAATGCTAGATATTATTAAATCTCAGACCATGTACTTAATGGCTGCTGAAGAGGGAACTAAACGAATTGCTAGAGATATAGAAATCTATAAGCAAAGAGAAGATACTAGAGAGATTGAAGGAGCAGGAGGAGATACAGGTAATAAAAATATCCAAAGAGGTACAAAAGACCTAATGGCTGCAATACAAGCAGGTATTCATGGCGCAGCCGAAGAAGAGGATATTGAAGACGTAGAACCAACAGAAGAATAATAAATGTCAGACGGAATAGGAGATAATAAATGGATTCCTAAAGCAGAAGGTGATGCAACCTCTGCTGATAGGATTGTATGGTCGACCCGACAGATCGATGATCTGTTAGTGGCCATGGACCANGGTTATCGTCCTAAGATTAAGTTACCATTNTACGAGGGTAGACAATTTCTAAAGAAGGGTAATATTGTATTTGAATATACCGATGATGAAATTAGCGAGTTAGCTAGATGTGCCAAGGACATTGTCTATTTTGCAGAGAAATATGCAGTAGTAATGACCGATGAGGGTATTCAACAAGTAAAGCTGAGAGATTATCAGAAGACCATGTTGAGGAATTTCCAGAATGATAGATTTAATATTGTTCTTGCTGCTCGACAAATGGGTAAAACAGTAACTGCCTCTATTTTTAATGCATGGTATGTTACTTTTAATATGGATAAGAATACTCTGCTACTTGCAAATAAATCTGATTCAACAAAAGAAATTATTGATAAAGCCAAAACAGTAATTGAGAACTTACCGTTCTTTATGAAACCTGGTATTATCAAATATGATGTCATGAATGTGAGATGTGATAATGGTTGTCGACTAATAGGACAATCTACCACAGCAAAATCTGGTATTGGTTTTACAATCCATAACTTATACCTAGATGAGTTTGCCCACGTCCATCCATCGATTGCCGACTCTTTCTATGAGAATGTATATCCTACATTATCCTCATCGAAAGTCTCAAGAATTACAATTACATCTACGCCGAATGGATTTAATAAGTTCTATCAAATCTATGCCGCGGCAGATCGTGGTGATAATGAATACTTAGCGACAAGGATAGATTGGTGGCAACACCCTGATAGAGACGAAGCATGGTATGACAGAGAGCTTGCTAACCTAGGTTCAATTGAAGCCTTTAATAAACAATATGGAAATGAATTCGTTAGCTCATCGAATCTACTATTAGACCCAGTCGATATGAAGAAGATGAGAAAGAGAATGAAGCCCTATGTTTATCATGAGTTTGACGAATTTGACTATATTAGTATTGACACAAGGGGACATTTAGAATGGGATCCAGCATTTGATATTGATACATGCTCAGATAAAGAAAACTTTTGGGTATTTTCTGTAGATATTGCAGAAGGTAATGGTGGTGATTCATCTGTTATTAATGTGTTTAGGGTAGATCCTATGAACGAAGCAGAAATAAAAGCGATTGTTAGCCCTGGTGCAATGTATGATTTCTTTAAATTTACACAAGTATGTAGATTTAGATCAAACGAACATGTCATTGAGGATTTCGCAAAAGTACTATATACATTAGCAGTAGATATATTTAACTCTGAGAATGTAAAGATGATTGTAGAGTATAATACTTATGGTACAGTATTATTCCAATACTTAAGAAGTATCTTTCCACAAAGAAATGATTTCGATGATGAGATGATAGTTAAATTTAAGCACAGACATGATGCTAGAACTATAAAACCAGGAATCAAACTAAAATCTGACAATAAAGCTATCTTCTGCCAGAACTTTGCGAAACTTTACAAGATAAATAGATTAGATTTAACAGATGAAGTTACAGTAACTGAAGCATCTTTATTTGGAACTTTACCAAATGGTAGTTATGGGGCACAAATGGGGAACGATGATGTCATTATGACATGTATTACTGCAACGGAATTCTTTAATACAACTGACTATGCAGATTTTATAGAGGAGCTATTAGATTTCATTGATCCTGACCTACATGACGAGATGGAAAGCATCTTATATAAGGACACAGATCAGGCTGGAGATTTACAATATGATATTTATGACCTACTTAAATAAATTTACAAAAGCATAGGGATATATAATAAAAGAATTAAAAAATAAAAACGAACAACTATGGCATTAAGTCCCAATTTATTACAGTTCAAAAGCTCAGGCGTATATCGTCTAGAGTTTGACAAGTCACAAACCGTAAACATTCCTGCGGAAACTATTAGACTAGTTGTAGGTAGATCTAAAAAAGGTCCTTACAATACTCCAGTACTAATAGAAGATGTAGAGCAATTCATTCAAGTATTCGGTTCGATTGACAAGTCATTAGAAAAGAAAAATATGTTTTTCCACAGATCAGCGATCGAATGTTTATCAAGAGGTCCTATCTTAGCGCTTAACTTAACAACTGCATCTGACGATGATAAAGTTGCAATCTTCTCACCAGCTACAAACTCTGGTATTGAAGGTCTTGCATCTATACCAGCAAACGGTTCAAACCAGTTGTTAAAGAAATACAGTGAGGTATTTGATACAGATAAATTCTGGGTACCTTCTGATGAGAAGTTACTAAGTGTTGCTGGAGCAGACGAAAATCACGCTATTTCATTTGTAAATATCAAACAAGATCCTATCTCAGTTATTATTAGACAAGCTGGAGATGTAAGAGGTTTTGAAGTTACTGCAAGAGAATGGTATGGTGAAGCAAACATTCCAGAAGGAATTGAAGCAGACGAGTACGTATCAGACTACATGGTAGATGTATTTGTATTCAAAGGTAAATTTGATGCACAAGCATTAAATAACGATCCAGTTTATGGAGAGTTCTTTACTTCTAAAGGTTTAGAAAAAGATCAACTAGCTAAATTCGTTGGACTAAGAGAAGTGACATTATTAGCACAATACTCTGGTTCTATGATTCCAGAATTTATGGATAACGAAGGAAGACAATTGTATATCGAAACTCTAATTAATTTAGAAGCAAGAAGAACAGGTTTATTCTGCGCAATCCAAGAAGATGAACTTGATTCAATCGATTTAGTAGGTAACGGATTTAACGTATACCAAGATTATGAAGTACTTTCACATAGAGTAGAACAAACAGTAACTCCATTAGCACAGTCTTTAGCATCATTTAATGGTATAGCACAAGTTGATGGTTCAACAATGACAATATCTGGTGATGCTGGATTTGACGTTGCTACTTTATCAGCTTTACCAAACCCTATTATTGTAGGTAAATTTTTAGAAGCAAACCAAGCTGATGAATATGTAAGAATTACAAATATTCAACCTGGAGCTGTTTCTAATTCAGTAGTAATTACAGCAGATGGAGACATCTCTCAACAAATTAATATTTACGAGCAGTACACTAACTCTAACGGAGCTACGTGGAATAACGATGTTGAATATAGAATTGACGATAACGGAAACTTAGTATTTAAAGATGCACCTGATTCAGTTGGTGATACATTATTATCAATGGGAGCAAGTGGTTCTGTTACTTATTTACTATCAGAAAATGCTGGTGAATATATCGGTATCGGAACTATTATTAATGGTTATACTGATTCTGGTGTTGGAGCTTTCCCAGGTTCTGGATCTTATCTAGTACCAACGAATGGTGGAAACATTGGTTTCTCTTCATCATTAGTAACAAACGGAGGAATACTTCCTGCAAATACACCTTTCTTAGGTAAAAAACCAGCAGTAAGTACTAATTTCGCAGTAAATGATATTGAATTAAATGCTAGAGCAGTTCAATTCGAGTCTGGATGGACTTTCGAAGACCTAGGCGCTGGTACTTTTAAATATTATCAAGATGGCGTAGTAACAGATACATTTACAAAAGATGCTAACGGAGACGTAGCTATTAAAGTTGGTATGTATGTACCAGGTGATGGTGGTAAATTATCTAGAATTAAGAAGATTGTTAAATCAACTGCAAATGGCGGTTTAACTACTGTATATACGTTTGAAACGCATAGAGCAGTAAGTAACGATCCATTATATGCTTACAAGAGATACGAAGATGCTGCAGGTGTTTACAAGATGTTCCCATTAGACGGAGCTTCACAAGGAACTAAGAAAATTGCAGATTTATTAACAGCTATCAAACCAGGTACTGGTTTAGGTAATGCACTAGTAGATAAAGATAACATTACTTTTAGATATGTTATTGATACATTTGGTTCATTAGAAGATAGTGGAATCTTAAATAAGGAAGAATTATCATTCTTATGTAAAGAAAGACAAAATGCTTCAGCAATTCTTAACGCACCTATGATTAAAGAATTTAAAGCATCAACTAACCCATCATTCTTAAATGAATTTAGTGGAGCATTTGATGTAAACAATGTTGCAACTGGCGGTAACTTAAACTTAAACCCAAGTGCTTTATATACATTACCTTCAATTAATGAAGGAGCAACGTATGCATTCTACTACGGTCCAGGTTTAAATGTTATTGAAAATGGAAGAACTAAGGTGATACCACCAGCTGCTTATATTTCTAATAACTACATTGACAAATTCTCTGACGCTCTGCCATGGTCAATCATTGCAGGTCCAAGAAGAGGAGTTGTTGGTGGAACAGGAGTACAATCATTAGAATTTGCATTCGATAAACTAGATAGAGATGTATTAGAGCCATTCGGTTACAATCCAATTGTATTTGAAAGAGGCGTAGGTTTAACTATCAAAGGAAACAAGACTGCACAACAAGGAATTCAGTCAGCTCTTTCTTCAGCTCACGTAAGAGAAGCTCTTATCTACATTGAAGATGGACTAGCAGAAATCCTTAAGAATTACCTATTTGAGTTCAATACTGCTCAGACTAGATTAGAAATTAAAACTTTAGCAGATAGCTTTATGGAGTCAGTTAAGAAAGACGGTGGTGTATACGATTACAGAAACATCATGGATTCTACTAACAACACTAACGAAGTTATTGATAACAACATGGGTATCTTAGATACGTTCGTTGAACCAGTTAAAGGATTAGAGATTCTAGTATCGAGAGTAACTGTACTTAATACAGGTGAAATTGCATCCGGAAACTTTGCATAAAAAACGAGAATATATAAACTAAATAAAGAAAATAAACGATATGGCTTTACCACATTATTCAGAAGACCAAACTAGTAGAAAGGGCAAGAACTTTGAACCAGTACAGGCTAACCTATTCGAGGTGACGATTTTACCTCCGGATGGCGTGTCAGGACAAGCATTGTTCTTACAACACATTAACTCAATCTCAGGTTTAGAAACTCTTCACAGAGAAGTAGCAGCTGTCGAGCAAAAGTATAAGTTCTCAACAAGATCTTATTCTGGTATGCCTGATGGAACTGCAGTAGATATTACTGTTAACTTCTCATTAAACTTAAACGATTCAAATGAGGCTTACTTATATAAGTCTATGAGAGAATGGTATAGAAAACAATATAATCCTGAGACTGGAGAAATGGGTCTTAAAAAGGATTATGTAGGTACTGTTGTTATCGTTCAGTTTAATAGAGCGGGTGATATTTATAGAAAAGTAACTCTAGATGACTGTTTCATTACATCAGGAATCGGATTTACTGGAGAATTGAATTACGAATCTACAGAAGCAGCTGCACTAGAAGTTAGTTGGAGATGCGATGTTTGGAATGAAGAACTAAATTAATAATTTAATTTAATTAACAAAAAAGGAGGATGCTAGCCATCCCCCTTTTTTTAACCAAAGAAAATATAATATAATATTCAGTTAATAACAGATTATGAGTGACAAACTAACAAAAAAACTTCAGGTACTTTTAACTGAAGCAGAAGTTCGCGAAGTCAACCGTGTCATTTTAAATGAGGCGCTTGAACAAGAGGAACGACCAATATCTGTAAGCGCGTTTATTAGAAATTTAATACAAGATGAATTATCTAAAAGAAGCGTAGAGCAGAAATCAATAATTAAACAAAATCTTAAAAACCTAAAAGACAAATAATATGAGTGACGAATTAAACAAACTAGAACAAGAGCGAGAAGCAGCAGCTGCTAGAGCCCTTGACGCTAAAGATAAGGCAAATACAGATAATACTGATACAGCCGATCAAGCAGACGCTATGACAGCTGCAGTAGATAACAAAGGTTTAGGTAGAGTTAATATGGACAATTTTGGTCCTGAAATAGCTAGACCTTCTGATGAGATCTTAGGGTGGCATGTTTTAGACATTTCAACTTTACCTTCAATAGGTAAATTTTACCCAGCAGATTCAGTTATTAAAATTAGATCTGCTAAAGCTGCTGAGATTAGACATTTCTCTACTATGGATGAAAATAATTACATCGATATGGAAGAAAAACTAAACTCTGTTGTAGAATCTTGTACTCAGTTTAGCGCTAATGCTAAAAAATTATCTTACAAAGATATTTTAGAGGAAGATAGAATAGTTTTATTACTTTCTATTAGAGATCTTACATTCCCAGAACCAGAAAATAAGCTAATGCTTAAAGGTAAAACTGAAAAGACTAAAAAGTCTATTGAGATTGAATTAGCAGTTAAAAATCTAGTACCTTCTATTATAGATGAGCAAATCGAAAACTATTACGACGATAGACAGAGAACTTATGTAATTAAGACTAAGTCTGCCGGAACTGTAAAAATGAAACCACCTACAATTGGTATCATGCAAGAGATTACATCTTATCTTAAAGATAGACAAGAAAAGGAACAAGAATTTGATAAAGCATTTATTCAAGTACTGCCTTATATGCAACCAGATTGGAGAACATTAAGCTTAGCTAAGATCTTCCAAATGGAAATGGAATATAAAGGATGGGACGAGAAAAAGTTTATGGTAGTTTACAGACTAGCTGAAAGAATGAAAATTGGTGTACAAACCAACTTAGAATCAACCTTCGATGGTGAGACGGTGAAAGCCCCTCTTGACTTCCCAGGTGGCATCAAAAGTCTTTTCATTATTTCAGATCTCGCTGGAGAATTACTTTAAGACTAAGTTCTACCTGGGCATACATCTTAGGATGCAACCGTCAGAGATTGAAAACATGTACTATTACGAATATTGGTATTATGTCAAGAATTTGTCGGAGTACATCAAAGCTAAGAATAAACAACAATCGGAGCAATCAGAACAACAGGAGAAGTCAGCTAGCTCAATGAGGTCAGCATACACTCCTAAGATGCCAAAAACTCCATCTCTTAAAACGCCATCTATTAAGATGCCGAAGTTATAGAGATATATAATATAGTTGCAAGAGCACCACGCAAGTGGTGTTCTTGTATACTTTAAAAATTCTACTGAGGTAATAATTTAATGGCGAATAAATTCATGCAAAGTATGGGTAGCGCTTTTGATCGTTTGGGCGGTCAAGGAGCTAGTTTAACTGCTATAGAAGAGAACACTAGGGAAACCAAAGAGAACTTAGCTATTGGCGGAGATCTATACTCACGTATCGATGAATTAGTAACTGCAATTACTGATATAAAGGACGGTAAAGGAAGCAGTGGCGGTGGCATCAAAGAGGCACTAGCACTTGCTATTGTAGCTCCTAGTATGAAACCCATTGGTATGGGACTAAAATATGTAGTAGATGCCATTAATGCATTAGAAGGTTCAGGTAAAGAAATTAACGAGAAAACAGAAGCACTTATTGGAGGTCTAACTAAGTTAGGCGATGTAGGTGCATCTATTCTTAAGTTTGCAGGCTATATGGCCTTAGCAACACCATTTTTAATTATCGCGGCGCTTATGTCTCCGGTAATAGCCCTAACATTATTTGTAATTACTGGTGCTATTATGCTTAGCACTAAGAGTCTGACCAAAGAAACCATGGAGAAGCTAGATAATCTGCCAAAGGTAGGTTTAGGAATCTTAGCACTGGTGGCAGCATTAGCCCTAACTTCATTGTTAATCATGCCAGCACTTAAAGGTATGCTTGCGGTTGCTATAATACTACCAATTATGTTTTTAGTGCTATCACTAGCAGGTATTTTCGTATCTGAAAGAACACAACAGGTAACAGATCAATTAATAAATGCAGCATTAGGTATATTAGCCATTACAGTTTCATTAGCTCTAGTAGGCTTAATTGCGCCATTTGCAATGAAAGGTCTTCTACCAGCAATGATGATTGTTGGAGGTATTTCTTTAATATTCTTCCTAATGGACAAATTAGGGATTACAGATTCTATAGAAGATGCTGCTAAAGGTTTACTCTTTGCTGCTGGAGCTATTTTAGGTTTAGCAATTGCATTGGCTCTATTCCATATTATTTCTCCACCATTGGAAGAATTACTTAATATTGCTCTAGTAGTAGGAGCGGTAGGATTTACATTTGGTATAATTGGTGCAATGTTTGGTAAGGAGATTGAAAAGGGTGCAAAGGCAATGCTTTGGGCAGCTTTATCAATTGTAGTATTAGGATTAGCATTATTACTATTCGGTAAAATTATTGGAAATATTACTGGAGAAGAAGCTGTAAAATCATTAGGAGCCTTAATCTTAATAGGTCTAATAGGTGCAGCATTCTATTTAGCAGGTACACAGGCTACAATTATAGCACAGGGTGCAGGAGCAATGATACTTGTTGGTATAGCTCTGATAATCATGGCAGTTGGTGTTATGATAATGAATAAAGCATTAGGTGACAAAGGTTGGGAATTTATAGGCCAAGTATTGGCTCTGGTTGGAGGTATTGGTATAGAAATGGGCCTTGCCGGTCTTGCAGCTCCATTTATTGCCGCAGGTGCAGGCGCAATGATACTGGCAGGTGTTGCCCTGGTATTAATCGGAGCAGCAATGGCAATCTTAAAGAAGTTAGACTTTAAAGCAATGACTAAGACTGGTGCTATCTTAGGTGATTCTGGTCAAAAGACAAAAGGTTTCTTAGGTATTGGTGGAGGTAGACCAAAGACTAATATGGAAGTCATGATGGAGGCAATTGGTAATTCATTTATGTTATCACCATTTGCAATCATGGCAATGTATGCTGGAGCTCCTGCATTAATTTTAGCAGGTGTAGCATTACTTACAATAGGTAAAGGTATTGAACAATTCCAAAAAATTGCTAAGGAAACTAACCTAGAGACATTAGGTAAAAACGTTAATACGATTGTATTTACGCTATCTGATACATTTGGTAAGATAGGTAAAATGTACCCTGGTGGACAACAATCTTTATTTAGTTCTATCTTCGGCGGTGGAGGTGGTTCTGCAGTTGCTCAAGGTATTTCATCTACAATGGGTATGGGTAAAGCCTTAACTGGTATCGCAAGAGGTATGCAGGCAATGGCGAACTTGAAGTTCCCAACAAAATTTGATAAAGAGGGTAATCCAATTGAATTTGAATCTATGGATTCAGATGCTCCACAGAGAGTTGCAACAAATGCTGCAATGATTACTGGTACGTTAGCAACCGTATTTGCTGAAATAGGTTTAAAATATCCAGGTGGTCAAAAATCATTATTCCAATCTATATTTGGAGGCGGTAAACAATCTGCAGTAGCAGATGGTATTTCATCTACAATGGGTATGGGTAAAGCCTTAACTGGTATTGCACAAGGTTTCCAAGCGATGGCTGACCTTAAGTTTGCAACTGGTTATGATAAAGAGGGTAAACCAACTGGATACGAATCAATTAATATTGAAAGCTCTATTCCAAAGGTACAAGAAAATACTAGAATGATCGTTGAGGGTCTATCTGGTATATTTGCTCAAATAGGTAAAAACCCAGATGCAAACGATGGTACATGGTGGGGTGGTAAATCCACTATTGAAAAAGGTGTTGCAGTTGTACAAGGATTTGGAAAACCATTAATGAATTTAGGAAAGGGAGTTCAAGCAATGGCAAATCTTAAATTTCCAACAGGATTTGATAAAGACGGTAAACCAACTGGTTATGAGACTATTAAAGATATTAAAGGTATTAAATCTAAAATAGGTAAAAATACACGAATGTTAATAGAGGCCCTAACTGATGTATTTACTGCTATTGGTGGTGGTAAATCTAAAACTTCATCTTGGTGGCAAGGAGAAACTAAATTTGAAAAGGGTATTGAAGTTGTTAACATGGTTGGAGAACCATATAAGAAATTATCTGATTCTATTAAAGGTATTATAGATATAGTCGGTAAATTAGACACAAAATCTTTCCAAGGAAAGGTAAAAGATATTATTGAGGTATTTACATCTGATGAAATTATAGGAGGTGATGTAAATTTAATGAACGGTAGAAAATTATTAGCTCATGCTATTGGAGATACTTTTGAAAAGTTAGGTAGTTCAGTACCTAGTATTACAAATGCTTTAAGTTCATATAAACCAGAATTAGGTAAATCATTCTCAAATATGTTTATTGGAGAGATTGATCCAAAGGATATTTCTGGATCTTACAATAGTCAAAAGTTATTATGGCATGCAATCGGGCATTCAATGGTTAAAACAAAGGAATCCATGCCAGGTATTACTTCAGCTATTAATGAGATGGACATGGAGAAACTAGTAGAATCTAGAAAAATGTTTGAAGCACTTGGTGTTCTTTCAAATGGAGGTGAACCTTCGGATATACTTGCAGCCATGGGTGAATCACTTGAAGAGGCACTTCAAAATCTAGCAGATATGTTAGGTGAATTCCAATCTAGTGTAGCAGAAAATTCAGCAACTACAGGTGGAGCTCTTGATGGTCTAAAAGATGGTATTAAGAAAATGACTGGTGGAGGTTCTAAACCATCTGGTGGTGGTAGACCTTCCGGTGGCGGAGGTGATGACGTAGTTAGAGCAGTTAAGCAACTACAAAGCACACTTGTTTCTCAAGGTATTAAGGTTAAATCTTCTGGAGGCTTCTTCGGTTAATATATAATTTATGGTTTATATATGTGCACAGCCAGCAACATCTTATTATGCATGGCAAGTTGATGCAATGTTATTATCATTTGAAAAATGTGGTATAAATCTTAATAATGTTCATATTGTATCTGTTAATTATCCTTCGAAAGGAATAGATACTCATTTTAAAAATGTAGAAAATAAATGGAGCCAATCCGGAGTAATATTTTCTTATTATGAAGATACAAGATCTACTCAATATTATATTTCATCAATTAGACCCCATATTTTAGAAAAACATTGGCTGGCTTTTCCAAATCTACAAAACGAGTCTATTTTCTACCATGATTCCGATATAGCCCTAACAAAACCTATTGATAATTTAAACAATATGCTAAAGGATAATATAGTATACCTTTCAAATACTATTAGTTATATTGGAGCAAAGTATATTGAATCTAAAGGCCATGGTATATTTGAACAAATGTGTGAGATTGTAGGGATTGATAAAGACCTCGTTAGATCTAGGGAAATGGATTCAGGTGGAGCACAGTATATTTTAAAAGCAGGTATTACTTCTGAATTTTGGAAAAATGTATACAACGACTCAGAACAATTATTTCACCAGATTACACTTAAGAATAGGTCAATAAAAACTCCAGACTATCACGAACTTCAAATATGGTGTGCTGATATGTGGGCAGTACTTTGGAATTTATGGAAAGAAGGTTATGAAACTAAAATTCCAAAAGAACTAAACTTTACATGGGCAAATATGAAAAATAATATGTGGGAGATAAATTCAATATACCACAATGCAGGAGTTGAAGAAGAACTGTATGGTATGCCATTCTATAAGGCTAATTATATGACTAAAGATCCTACTACAGCTCCAGTGCCAGATAAAAAGTGGGCTTCTCATGAATATTTTAATCTAGTAGTTGAGTCATGGAACAAAACAGTAGACTTAACAAAGAAACAAATTGTACGTAAACGTGTATAACTCATAAATTAAATTATGGTAACTAGCACAACATCACATTACAAGAGTTCGACTATTAATTCAGCAACTTACAACTTTACAGATAAAACCCTAACAGTGGTTTTTAAATGGGCAACTTATGTTTATGAAGCAGTTGATGTAGCAACATGGGTTAATTTTAATTCAGCAGATTCTCAAGGCAAAGCACTTAATGATTATATTAAGGGTGAATTTGAATATGCTAAGTATGAAGAAAAGAAAATTAAAGCAGAGCTTAGTGGATTGGTTAAAAACATCACAGCTCCAGGTAGCCTATTAGATGAATTACCACCTAATGATTATCAATTAGATAATTAATATGAAAAAGTTAAAACAAATTTGGGCCTATATGAAATGGATAGAGGAGCAGAGAATGAAAGCTGCTGAATATACATGTAGTGCAGGACCGTTAATGTAATTATATGACAGATTATCAACAATCAATAGAGAACTCGTTTCAAATGTTAACTGGACAGGCAACAATTGAGGCTATTTGTATGGCGCTAACTTTTCAATTAGAAGATAAAGATGAAATAATAATGCCAATCTTTTTCCTAGAGCCAGATGCAACTCCAGAACCAAGTCAAATCGATAGTATGATTGACCATTTTGAATTCTATGAAGAATATGAAAAGTGCGCATGGTTATTGGACTATAAAAAGAAACTTTAGATAAATGGGAAGTATAAACTATAAATATACTCAAATGACAAAGGCAAGTATCGTACAGAGATTATTAGATAAAAAGCAAATTACTGCAGAAGAAGCTGTAGTACTACTTAAAGATGATACGTACAATCCACCATCTTATCCAATGTATACTCCTAACCCATACTACGACACTCCAAATATAACACCACCTCCTGTTTGGTGTTCCACTGATACAGAAAACTAAATTTCAAATAAATTTTCTAATGAATAAGTCGAGCAAGCCCTTTGAGGCCCAAGACGACGACATCGACCGTCGTAAGAAGCTGCAATTTAAAAAGAAAAAGCAACGTCAAAAAGAACGAAGTATTAACTACAAAAACGTTAGGTCACTAACAGATCTAGATCCTTATGATGACGAATATAATTTCTGAGAAACCGCTAATAATAAATTACTCTAATTTAGATGAATTGGCATTTATGCACTTCCACGTTAATGACATTTTAAGGGACTCTGATGATGTCTCTAAAGGAGTTTACGGATTATGCAGGGCAGGCGCGTTTGGCCGCTTGGTACACATCCTAACAAGAGCTGGAGCCCCAGAACCTACAATTGTCAATGTTATCAACGATCCAGAAGCAGAATTGACCTATGAGCTCGAATAAAGAACATCCAGTATTCATTTTTTGGGAAGATAGTTGGAATACAGAAAAGGTTGAAACACCGGATAAAGACTCTATATAATAACTAAATCACATTATTATGCCAGAGTTAGCGGAACTCAAATTCACATCAGACTACGTAAATCAAGTTTCAGAAGGAGTTACTTTTGTAAAAGCAGAAAAGAATCCAATTCATAAATGCGATGACCTAAATATTCCTTTTACAAAATTTAAGATTAAAGCTAAATCAAAAGGAAAAGAGATGGTACTCTATTTCTTAGATCATTATTCAGACAAATTTGTTACAGTTAGAATTACAATGGGCATGTCAGGTCATTTTAAGCTAACACATACTGGTGAAGAAGCAAAACACTCACACCTTAAATTTTATTCAGATGCAGATACTACATTATCATTTGTAGATGTCAGACGTTTTGGTAAATGGAAGCAGGGTTTATCTTGGTCAGAAGACAGAGGTCCAGATCCAACTACAGAATATAAAGAATTTTGGGATAAAGTCATGACTAACTTGACTAAACTAAAAAAGCCACTCTTTGAAATGTTAATGGACCAGAAATATTTTAATGGTATTGGTAATTATTTAAGAGCTGAAATAATTTTTAGAGCTGGAGATGTAGATCCGTTCTTACCAGCAGGTATGCAATTTGCAAGATACCCAAAACTATTAGACCTATGTAGAGATATTCCACTTCTAGCCTACGCAAAAGGTGGTGGTGCAATTAAAGACTGGGATAATCCATTTGGTGATGGTGCAATTACAGAGAAGTTTATGCTTTGTTATGGTAATAAGACTATGTCAAAGAGAAAAGATAGAAACGGTAGAACATTTTGGTACGATCCAAAGTGGGATGATGTACCAGCAAGTAGAGATGACTTAGGAGACTATTTATATGAGCGCGGCGGACTGGCTAGATAGAAATGAGTGGCCGGATATACCGGTAGACTCAACTGCTTTCTCACATTATACAATGTTGAGTAAGATAATGGAACAATATGCAAGGGAATACCATGCAAAGAAATTAGGACAAGCTAAAAAACAAGAAGAAACAAAATTCAATGAGTATTTGTAAGAAAAAAGAGAGAATGCAAAACCTGATTATTATCGGACACCCTGATGAGAAATCATTTTGCTACAATGGTATTTTTAAAACTATTCAAAAAACATTATTAGAGTCAGATTATCTAAATGAAATTGAAGTTATTGATTTATATAGAGATAGTTTTGCAAGACCTAGAACAGATCTTATTGAAAAATATAAAGATCTAGTTAAATGGGCAGATCGAATTTACTTTGTATCACCAGTTTGGTGGTTTAGATTAACGCCAAGAATGGAGATATTCTTTGATGAGGTGTTAACTCCAGGCTATGCATACCAATTTGTACCAGTGGTAGGTCCGTATGCCTATCCTAAGCCATTCTTAGGAGATAAAAAGATAAGAACATATATCACGCATGGTGCACCTTCACTACCGGTTAGAACGCTTTATTTGAACTCACCTAAACTAAGATTGGTGATGGGAGTATTTACATTTGTCTTTGGATGGCGACTGTCTTTATGGACTAAGACTAAACAATTTTGGTCAGTTCCATTTGTTTCTACAGCAAAAAGAAAGAAATATTTAGAAACAGTTCGAAAAGATATTGTAAAAGACTTGAAGAAGCATCAAATTAAACGAAAATGACAGATTTTATTTATCACGCAATGGGTTTCTGTGGAGAGCATTGGCACCCTAATGCAATTAATATAACAGCTATGATAATGGTAGCAACACTAATTTTAAAATCAATAAAAAACAATTATGAAAAAGCTTAAAAACATTTTATTCGAATGGTATGCAGTTATCTTTGCATTCGGTTGTTTACTTTACTCAGTAGGGCTGGGTTTAACAGGTAGCTTTGCAGAGGCACAATACTCTGCACATTGGCCAGGTACTATTCTTCTATTTGCAATCGCTGCAAATCAAATTCAAAACAATAGTAAAAACAGAAAATTATGAATCCGGTAATGTTTCTTGTAGGTGGCATTATTTTTGCAGCATACATGTATTTCTTAATTTGGAATATATTCCATAATTCTAAAAGAAATAAAGAAGAGAATTATCCAGACTACTACTCTAGACATGGTCAGCCTGATAATATGGATTACGATGGTGCGGGTAATTTTACTAGGTTTCCAAATGCCGAAATGCCAAAGCCAAAAAGACCTAAAAAGAAAGCCTCTAGAACTAAAACAAAATCTAAAACAACAGTATAACAACTATGAAATTAATCCTAGTAGGTAAAGCAGCAGCAGGTAAAGACTTTTTAAAGACAAGATTGGCAAAGAAAGGGTTTGTAAACGGTGTTAGCCATACTACTAGACCTCCTAGAGAAAATGAAATTAATCATAAAGATTATCACTTTGTTGATAAACAAGAATTTGAAGATATGATTTCTTGTGGAGATTTTGTAGAGTATATGGAATTTAATGGTTGGTATTATGGTCAAACAAAGAGAGATTTCGATCTTGCCGATGTAATGATAATGTCAAAAGACGGCTTAGATGTTTTACCAAGAGAATATAGAGACCAATGCATGGTAATATATTTAGATCCACCTAGAATTACTAGAATTCAAAGACTAGAACATAGAAACGATATTAACGATTCTATTATGAGAAGAATGGACACTGACGATGCGCAGTTTAAAGACTTCAGAGATTATGACTTAAAAGTTAGAAATGAGGACTTTTAAAATTAAGATAAATAATTAAACTAAAATAACAAAAATGAGCAAATCATTAGAAAATCAAAAGAAAGCTTTACAAGAAAAGGCTGATGGGTTACAAGTAAGAGCGGCAGAAGAAACTTTTGCAATTGTACTTGATGATAGAAAACAGGTAAAAACTGTAATGGACCATCTAAATAAAGGTTACAATTGGAAAACAAATAATGCTGCAGTATTAGTATCTCTTTATGACCAACTTAAAAAGCAAAATAAAGAATTATTAAGTTCAGATGCAGAGGAAACTGTAATCAATTTAAGAGGACATGAGTTAAATGCGCTTTACCAAGCACTTTTATCATGTGAAGGTACTGGTGTTGAAAGCGCTAGAAAATTCATAATCATGTTGACTAACATTGGAGAAACTGTTTCAAAAGCAATGTCTAAATTAGCAGAATTAAATTCTGAAATCTCAGAGACTCATAAAGAGTTAGCTGAGCTAGAAGAACAATTAAATGCTGCTGAGGTAGTTGAGCCTGAGCTAGAAACAGCGACGAATGAAACAAGCAAGTAAATCTCAGAAGAGAGTAGAATTTTTAGATCTTATTTCTGAAGCTATCACACATGATGATATTTTTGGAACATTGAATTACAAGAAAAAGTCAGAAGATCAGATCAAACAATTTATTTACCCACACCTTGTAAGAGACTTAACTAATTATGTAGTCTCTGAAGGTGAGGATGATAAAGAAAAAGCTAAGGAGATTGTAAAGTCTTCAATCAACTGGGAAGGTGATGTAAATACTACAGTATCACACATCCTCTTCATGGGCACTAGAAATAGACCAGATATGACAGTTGAGATGAATGGTATTAAAATTGCCATTGAATTTAAAAAAGGTAAAAGAGGATCAGATCTTAGAGCTGGTATTGGTCAATCATTGATTTATGCTACACATTATGATTTTGTACTCTATCTTTTTATAGACATATCAGATGACAAAAGAATACAGAACGCCCAAGGCGGAGTTAATGAACTATCATTAACAGGAGAACTTTGGGATAACTACAACATTAAATTTATAGTAGCTTAAAATGGGTAAAACATTTGTAACATCTAATCTTCAACTTGGCAGGCCAGGTGCAATTAAAAAATATGGAAGAGACCACAAGTCAGTAGATGAAATGACTGACGATCTTATCAGGACTTGGAATTCTGTAGTTACACAAAATGATACAGTTTATCATTTAGGTAATTTTGCATGGGATCCTAGAACTGCACAATCTGCAATGTTAGCACTAAATGGTAAAATTAAATTTAGTTTAGGAGAACATGATGAAGCTATTGAACTATTAGATCAAAAAGGAATGTTAAGACCTGGATGTGAGATTGTAAAATGTATTGAAACAGATACGGATAATGAAGCAGTCTTATCTTATTGGCCATTAGCTTACTGGCCGAATAAACCTAAGAAATGGTATTCTATCATTGGCTTTCCACAAAAGTCTTTTAAATCTGACCCTAAGAAGAAAGTAATCAATGCTTCTACTGACTTCTGGTCTCATAAGCCACAAGAATTACACAAACTTATGGGTATTTTTGACGATTTTTAAAATTGTTAATAACTTTTGCAAAATAATTGCCTCTAGACTTTCTAGTGTCAATTATTTTTCGTATATTAGTACTGTAATTAAAAGCTAATAAACATGTCTACATTTTCTATTTCAAATCAAGAACAATTCGAAGACGCTC